GACGTGCCGTATGGGGCATATTTATCGTTGCCCAAGATTCTAAAATGCGCAACTTGCCAGTTCTCGAATGTCATTCCGGCTGAGTTCCATTGATACTGGACATAGTTAGGGTTTGTCTTATCCTCGCCCTCAAGTCTCTCAACCTCCATGTTTGGCAACCCAATGGCGGAGCGGACGCCCTGCTCGTCATCAATATCTAAATACAAGAAGTAGTCTCCAAATTTACACATTGATCGGCACCACCCAAACAAATTAAAGTTAATGTTAAGGACATTGTGATATAGTGTGTCCAACACCGCTTTTATTTCATCGTTGTGACACTTGATGTTTAACAAGGGTGTTAAATCTGATGAAGTGGTCATCTCATCGGCATAAATATCTAATGCTGAGGCAATTTCAGGCATGTACTCCATCTCATCAAAATCTGCGTAACGTTCAGATCTATTTTGATTGACATATGCATTGGCTTGCATTTTTTCATAAGCATAATATTCAGACCTCTTAAACTGCTGACCGCTGGCAGACTTAAATCTTGCGGCGTATTTATCCATATCACGTCGCTTGATTTGTCGACCTGTCTGACTGCGGTACCGCACGATTGGTCCCGAGAAAACACGAGTCAACTGCTTAAACAGGCGACTTTGCTGATTCATGGGGTTTCTTTTACGATCTGCCATCTTTATTATCCTTTATATACCCAAAAAAATTCTTCTTGCTCTTTTGCAGCCTTCTGAATGTCGGTCTTTTTACTTAAATCAAACTTTCTATCATACCCACGCATACCCGGCATTGCGGTGCTAAACTTGGTGTTTGAGACTATCATCGATGATAAGAAAGCCTTTTGATATTCCACTTCTCTCTTGTTTGTCTCCAAAGCCGTATCGCGGACCCAACACGCAATGGCAAGTGCCATTGTTAAGTCATCATTATAGCTTCTCATTGCCTCTGGGCGTCCATTGTTCCAAATAAATGTTTTAAGCTCATTGGCAACTCGCGAAGAATATAGAGTAATTAGTTTATTTCTAATGAATTCTTCCAACTTTGCCACAATTAGTGGTCGAGTCTTTTGTGACGTGGTAAATCCTGGAACAGAGTTGCTCATCGTCTCTGCCTCAAGTTCACTAATATATTCATGAGTCGACTTAACTGAGTAGTATAGATTGGGATATTCTAGCTCTCTTAGCTTATCTAGCACCGCAAATCCAACAGAGTTGTTCTCCACAACCAGCAGGCAGCCGCCATATTCTTTGCCGGCGGAATACAACATACTGCCATATACGTCAGGCGCTGGCTTGCCTTGATATTCGGCTACGACCTCCATTGTCTCCAACTTGATAATATGGAAAACCGAATAGTCTTTACCATCACCACGAGCAACGTCAGCCACCATTAGGTATGTAAAATCTGATTTATATTCTTCCCAGATCCAATAGTTTCTATCAAAGCCAGTTTTGTGCTGCGGCTCTCGTATGCATTCAAATATTCTTCCTAGATCATCTGGATGAATAA